AACCACTAGCTACAGGCTTAATAACAAGTGCATCCGCCACAGACTTACCAACCGATAAAGCTTTTTCAGCGATATCGTCTAAAGCCTTATACGCGATGCGTCCCATCAAAGTAAAGCTATCACTGACTTTCGAAGCCGCATCGTTGATTTGAGAAAGGTCGACACTTGCTGATCTGCCATTGATTTCATCAGTAACGCTTTTTATTCCAGTTTTTACTTCTTCAAGCAGTTTAAGTGTATTCTGGGCGGCTTTGTTAAAATCGTCGGCATCCCATTTCATGCGAAGAATTCGCTCTTCGATTTTACCGGCACTGCCGATAGCACTCATAATTTAGTCACCTCCAGCCATAAGTCATTCGCCAGTTTATCAAACAGATCCTTAGTAACTGGAGATATGAAATCGTTCGGGGCCACATATCCTCCATTTTTAGTAGCATGCCCGTAAACAATTAGCACAACCACTGGAATGGATCCCTTTCCTTCTCCTGTTCTACTTGAGTTGCTCCAGGAAAGAGTGTAGCCCTTAGATGTTTTCGTCACCTTATAACTCCACGAAGCAGCTGTCACACCTGTATCTTTGGGAGTTGCGTCGCTGAGTATTTGAACGCCTTTCTCGCCATATCTTTCGAGAATGGATCTAGCCCAATCTTCCTGTAATTTCTTAATAAAACCTTCAGTCCGGTCACTAGACTTGTATTCAAACCGTATCGACATAATGCAACTCCCTCAGAAAAATAGCATTTACAGTTTATTAAGTGCCTCAGCCGGTACAAAACCTTTCTTTTCCTGGCATGACACATAAAGATACTTCTTACCGTCAACAACTTTGAAATAGCCATCGCATTTCGGCTTCTCTCCGTTAAAGAGAATAGGAGTTGTAAAGGTCGTCTTCTTCTGACCTGCTGTTTCAGTGATCTTCACAACATTTGGTTTTACTGAGTAATATCCTTCAAGGTCTTCGTTATAAAGCATTCCATCAGTAGAGGCTGTTTCTTTCTTCATTTTGAATTTTCACCTTCTTTTGTTAAAGCGCGCCTTATTGCTTTTTCCGATGTCGGCGTATGCTCTTAAGAGATCGCCCTGTGCCATCTTCTTTCCGGGATTATTCTGAACATCGCAAAAACGGATAAGTGCAACGAGCCTATTAAGGTGCCATTCGTCGCACTCGAAAGGAATCCCTAGACTTACCATGGCGCTGTAGAATGATTCTGCTGTTACAATTTTTCCTCGCGGCATAGCTTTACGACCATACTTTGATAAATCTGTGTAAGTACTGGCCGTCATTGGATCATCCATGTATTTGGAGACTTCGTTTAGCTGATCCGCGGTAACTGCTTCGTAGACTAACCAGTCGAAGTCTCCGTTGACCGTCATGTACTTCATGTAAAGTCTCAAATCTTCATGAGTAAGACGATCTGATATGAAAAAACTCTTTTTAGTTTTGCATTCCCATTCAACGACTGATCTCAAGCAGTGTCTTAAAACCAGTTTACAAGGATCTGAGCTTACAAATCTCTCATGAACCTCGTCATAAAACTCATTTTCAGCAACGACGATTTCATACTCGTCAATGTTCATCGATCACTTCACCACCAGAAATGACCTCAAGCTTAAGACGTTCTGTTTCTTTCTTCACTTCGTCTCTTACACCTTCAGGAAGTCCTACGACAACCTTGCTGAAGAATTCAGAGATCTTGCTTTCGTTCTCAACGTTCATAAGCTCAAGAATAAGTTCCGAATAAGCGTCAGAAGCAAGGAAGGCTTCTACAAAATCTTTAGGCTTAACAAACTTTCCGTCGCCGGTCCTTGTACCAACCGATTTCGCAATGATAAGTTTGTAAGCATCAAGAAGAGCGCCAATAATCACACGCCCTTCATTAAGCTGGTTGGTGATCTCATCACGGATTCCATCGAAACCTCCAGGGATAGAATATTCAAGTTCGGCAAGTTCTGCCTTGGTGAGGTTAAAGTAGAAATCCTTTGTTTCTTCTTTTCCAGTATCAGAATTGATGTAAGTAATAGCTTTCTTAAGCATGTTTTTCCTCCTTTAATTAAATCATTTAGAGCGCATACCTTTTCTGTATCTTCTTTGCTGCGCTTCAAATTTTTCAAAGAACTTCTTTAAAGATTCTCGGTCATTTTTTACACGTTCCGGCTTCCTTGATCCGGCATCTACTGTTCCAGTCTTAAGACCGTTCTGTTTTCTAGTTCCAGCGTCTACTGTTCCAGTCTTAAGACCGTTCTGTTTTCTAGTTCCAGCGTCTACTGTTCCAGTCTTAAGACCGTTCTGTTTTCTAGTTCCAGCGTCTACTGTTCCAGTATTAAGACCGTTTTCAGGAGCGTTAGGATCGTAAAGTGGTTTCTTCTTTGTCATACTGCCAGCCCCAATGGTTCTGTTAGAAATAGCATTAGAAGCCGCCACTTTACGATACTGTCGCTTGTATTCGATGGCCGCATTACGAGCCTCTTCTTTAGCGCTTTCGATGTCCTTCTTTTTAGCCTTCCCGCGTACGTATAATGACCTGGTTCTTTGATAAGCTCCAAACTTCTTCAAATAATTCCTGGCATGTGAGGAGACAGCAGGATGATTTTGAATTTCTTTGGTTCCTTTTTTATTTCCCCATTCCATCCCTTTGACTCCGTAATGCATTAGTTCATCATACGGTTTGACCATCGTTTATTCTCCGTCTTAATCAGGCAAACATCGCGATAACTTCAGCAGGAGATGGAAGAGTCGGTTCGCTGTTGGCAGATCCATACAGCATAGACTCAAGTTCAGCAAGTTTCGCAGCATCTGTTTTCTTGGAGTCGATGACGATATGAGAAGTGGGTCTGTAATTGCCTCCAACCTCTACCGGAGTAGTGGTAACAGTCCAAGAAAGGGTCATGGCTTCAGGGCTGTCATTAACAGTCGTGTAGCCTCTCTCAGCCGGAGCAGCCATCGCATTGTAAATCAGATGGAGCTTATAACCATAATCGTTGTTCTCGATATCGTTACCGATAATGGATCTGAAGGAGAAACCAAACGCTTTACGTTTCTGGCCAGAAATCGTTACACCAGCAGAAACCTGAGCAGTTCCGTCGCATTCCGCAAATTCATCAGGAGCAAAGTAAGCCTCGATAGTGGCGCCGAACTCCTCAGCAGAATACAGGTTAAGATATTTAATGTTATCAGCGTAAATCGGGCTAGCTTCACCACCAGAAGGAGACTCAGTAACCCCAGTAAGACCATTCCAAGCTACACCGGCAGCATACGCATCACCGCTTGCAAGCATCGGGTAAAGAACACCATGGTCGGTACCCGTTTCATAAAAATGTTTGCCAGGAGCATCCCATACTAAAGCGCTCATTGTTTACCTCCGTATGTGTTAGTAATATAGATAAAAAGTGTCATGATTCAAATTGTTTACAACTCTGTGGTTCGCATATCGGCACAGTGGGAAATGCATTAAGAACTTTTCAACCAAAGAAAACAGACCCCGGGATTCATCAAATTCACCGGAGTCTGGGTCATCGTCGATTATTGTGACGATGTATCTTTTATTCAAAAAATAGTTCTTGTTATCCGCTTTTGGAGTATCGATGGAATCAACGTGATAGACGATGCAAGGATATTTAAGACTGATCGATTCTGGAGGAGAGAAGTAAACGTTATTTGAGCCAAGCAGTTCTCGAAGTTCTTTATCAAGATCTAATCTTGACTTACGATTCGCTTCCATTGTATTCCTCCCCCAGACTCATGATCAGTCTTCGTCCTTCAATCGTAATATCTCGGACTTTCCATTTAACGCCACCGTACACAATGTACCGAATCTCGTTATAGTGCTGATAGGCGAACGGGTCAGCCAAAATGCTAAACTTATTTGTAATTCTAAGGTTGTCATTTTGCTGAAGAGAGTCGTCTGCTCTGTCCCAGCGTCTTCCACTAGACAAGATGTTTCCGTAATAGTTTCTTTCAACTATCTTCGGCCTCCATACACCTGGAACAGTTTCAACGTTTGTGGCATAGCCTACTGTCCCATAAAACCTGTTCACCATTCATCAGCACCTCCGGATCCTTAATTTCTAGTCATTTTGAATTTTCCAAAGATTTCATCAGCCGTTGTTGCCGTTGCTGTGGATCGGAGCTCCGCTGGCATCGATCTCGACGACCATTGCGGAATACGGCTTGGTAAGAGCACCAGAGCAACGGGTCTCAAGCAGGTATTTCTCCTGGTTGTAGTCAATGTCGAATCCATCAAACATGGTCTTCTCACCGCCACGGTCAGTACCATAAGTGTAGTCAATCGGGTTCAGGATAATGCCAACCAGCTTAAGGGTCTTGGCGCCAGAAGTCCTTGTAACGTTCTCAAAGATCGGAACCTCAACCAGTTCAGAAACTCTAACTTTGCTGGAAAGTTCAGCTTCAGTCGGATACAGAGAACGGCCAATACCGTCTTCGATAAGAAGCATATCAGACAGATAATCCGGGTTAATGAAGAACATCGGACGGCCAGATCCCTTGTAATCCTTACGACGCTTAATGATCTCTCTGATGACCAGCTTGGCAACTTCATCTGGAGTTGCATCAGACGGAACGACGACGGTAACCTTAATAGAGTAAACATCATCGTCAGAGTAGATCGGACGAATGTTCAGTTCCGGAATCTTATCAGGATCAGCCGGGCTACGGCCATCGCCGATCATACCAGCGCGAGCAACTTCCTCATCAAGCATTACAGAAAGCTCGTTACGCATCATCTTCACAACGTCGAAGGAGTTGGCAATGTCAAGCTTGTCATCACGATCAAGCTTCTGTTTCTTGTAAATCGTGTAGGGATCAGTCTTCCTCTTCAGAAGGACGATGACCTCCTCAACCTTCTTAGTACCTTTCACATAACCCTTAGCCCTTGCTTCATCAGCAGTAATGTCAAAGTACATGGATTTCGTCCTTGCAAACGGGGAGTGACGGGTAGCGCCAAGAAACTTGGAGACCCACTCCTGGTTACGCTGAACGAATTCAGGTTCCCCCACCGCTTTGGCATCCGGGAACAGGTAGTGGATATTAGAGATGCCGTAGGTTACCTCTTTACCGAACTCGTTCGTCGGGTACGCATGCTGGAGGGAATCCTCACTAAATCCAAATTCATCAGCATGTTTAAGCACTGCTTCAGAAAGTGTTCCCCGCTTGGTCCTAGCAATATCGGAAACTGCTGTTTCCACCAGGCCAACATAGGCATCCCGGATAGCAGCGTCAGAGTGTTCAAATGCGTTGTTCTTCATGTTTGCACCTTCCTTTAATTCTTCTTCTGTATCATTGGTTCCATTAGCGAGACTTTCGGCGTAGTTCATCACGTCTTCGATCTGCTCATCTGTAAGATTGTCGAAAAGGTTGTCGGACTCTTCGGTGTCTTCATCTTCAGTCTCTTCTTCCTCTTCTTCATAGTTCTCTTCGTCTTCGTAGTCTTCTTCGTCAGCATGTTTAACGCTGGCTCGCTCTTTAGCGTCGTCGACTACAGTTTCAACAAGAGCAAGTACCGCGGCTTTCTGTTCGTCAGTAAGCGAATCTAAAACAGAAAGGGTTTTATCACGAATATCTTCTGCTTCTTCAGAATCGTCAGTTTCTTCATCGGCATGGGCTAAATCGTCTTCGTCTACAAGCCCTTCGTCTACAAGACCAGCCATAATCAACGTAAGAACCGCTTCTTTCTGTTCTTTATTAAGCCCTTTTAGAACTTTCTCAGCTTCTGTTTCTTCGCCCATATCTTCGTCGTCTCCTTCTTCGTCGTCTCCTTCTTCTTCAACGTCTCCTTCTTCGACATCGTCGTTATCAGCATGGGCAACCTCGAAGCTTGTGTTCTGGAACTCACAATCGTCTCCATTCAGATAGTAGTAGAAACTATCGAGAGACTCTCCGTCGTGCTGCATAACGAAATCAATAGTGGCACCAGGGTTCGCTCCAACTAAAACCAAGGAAAGCTCGCGGATAAGACCGTGAAGAACTTCGTTGGATCTTTGTTTCAAAGAGTTGGCATAAATAGAAAGCCCAGTAATGTCACCGTGATCTACACACCGTTTGACAGTCTGGGCTTTTTCGCTATCGTTAAAATAGCCATATGCATAGACACCATCGTCCTTGTTTTCAAGAAGAGCATGCCCAATGATTTCGCTCGGGTCAGTACGTCCGCCATGATTCCAAACCAGAGGAACGACTTTGCCGTCACAATCTTTGAAGGCATCTTTTCTTATCACTCTTCCGTCGCTGCAAAGAAGGTCGTTCTTTGTCGCGTAACCGGAAAAGTCATAATCCCGTTTCTTCATCACCTGTTGTCCTTTCTTCATTTTGTGTTTCATTCAGATCAAATGCTTCCATTCCTGGCAAATTACTAGGATCGCCTTCGCTAGAGGTATTAAGATTACGATTTCTAAGTTCATTTGCTTTCGGATCATCAGAAGGCTTGTAACCAAGTTCCATTCGTACTTCGTTCGGGCTAAGAATCTCATTTCGAGTAAACTTATCGACAATTTCGGCAAGCTTACTAACTGGAATTAGCTTAAAGAAGTTCTGGAAATAATCGACGATATGTCCCTGCGTAATTGCAGTTTTTGATAAGAACTTTCTTGTGAATTCGTCAGCGATTGCTGCTAGAACTGGAGAAATCGTATTGTTATAGTAAGAGACCTTCTCTTCGTCGGTTGCTGTTCCCTCGAAAACGCTTTTTGGCATTCCGATCTGATTGAATAATTGATCAGTAAGATCCTGCGCCTGAGACCACAAATTATTCTCAATGGATCTTCCAAGCGGAATTACTTTTTCTGTGGCGTCAATATAGCCGATACTAAACTCGCTGTTTCGAAGCTGTTGCTCAAGACCGTTAATTCTTTTCTCAGCTTCTTTACGTCTGGCATCGGTCCTGATCGGGGTTGGAAACTGTATAAGCATGTCGAGTTTGCCGGCCGCCTGTCTTCGATCGTAAATGTCAAGATTGTCGAGAGTGTTGTTTAGACGCTGCAATGTCGAGTTCGGTTCATTCATGATCTCATGAAACGGGTTCTCGATTATTGCAACATACGACTTTTTAAAGAGTATCCTTCGTCTCATCTGGGTATGTTCATCAAAAACTTCAACTCTGACACTATCTCTGTACCACTGAACGATCTTTCCAACTCTTGCACATATGAGATCGTAGCTTTCTGTAAGATTCGGATCTGCAGTGGCGTAAGTTGGAACTACAGCTACGACTCCTTCATCAAACATGGATATGATGATATCTCTAATAAAAGCTTTTCCGCACTGATCAATGTTAGCATTTAATGTTAAAACGTCATTAAGCCCGTCTTTTACAGTTTCAACGTAGTATCCGTCTTCGTTCTGTTTGATATGCTCGATACGAGTCATTGCAGCATCGACAGCTATCTTATTGAAAATAGAACTCAGCATTGTTCGTCGTGAGTTAATGTAATGCTGTTTCATATACGGCGGATTTGAACTAAATGAAGACGGGCCAAGCTGATCGAGAGGGGGCTCTCTTTGCTGGAACGCATCCCATGCATGTTTTAATCTATCAACGATTACCATAAAATCACCTTTCTACTAGCTCATTTTGAATTATTCGAACATGTCTCCAAAATCCTTAAAAGCCACATAAGCGTCAAGCATGGCCGCTACGTTATCGATCTTTTCTTCTCTTCGTTTCTTAATCAGCTTCCTGTTTCCATTTGAGTCCTCTTTGACTATGCAATGCTGCATCGTAAAAGACATGATGGACTCATCGAAAAGGATTCCTCTTTGCTCGGAAAGCTTCTTGATTTCGCCTAACGGAACACTTTCAGTTCTAGAGCCCTGCTGAACTTTCCTTGTACCATACGTTCCAAACTCAGATTCCCATCTGGTGACAAACGCCTGAGCATTGTACGGATCGTAACCAAAAGCACGAATATCATAATTCTTTTTATCTATATGATCCGCAAGGTCATCATAGACTTCAACAATATCAAGAACGGTCCCATCCATCACGATAAGGCTGCCTTCCTTTATAAACTCTTCGTATTTCTCACGTAGAGAACGATGAAGGTTATCGAACGTATACTGAGTAATGTAGGATCTGGCTTTCACTCCGAACTGATCGCCCTTAAGAGGAAAGAGAAACGTAAAAGCACAAAAGTCGTCACCCTGAGAAAGGTCAGCACCCAAAGCACATGGCATTTCCCAAAAGTCAAGTCGCTGGTCACAGATCTTTGTCTCTTCAAACGTAAAGAAGTAAGTAAAGCCTTCAAGAGGTATTCC